TGCCTTCCACTGGCTGTCTATGACAAAATTTGTCGTTTGAGCTGTTCCTGCCACGGCGTTAGCCGTAATTGGAGAAAACACACTTGTCCCGCTAGTCGGTCTTTTCATTGGGCCGCGACGTATCGCAACATATACATATGTCACGCCACTTTGATTATAAGCAGCAGTTGTTGTTGTTAAATTAAACCCAGTAGCCGTAGGACTTATGCCGCCGGGAGCTGCGGTTACGTCTGCCGCAGTTGTGTTCGCATAAACATAATTGTTCTGTAGAACTCCAAACTGGCGTATCGTATCAATCACAAACCAGTTTCCGGTAGATGTATCCGCAGTTTTAAACATTACAAATTGAGGTTCATATCCAAGCGTAACTGCATTGCCCGCTACGCCTGTCCCCGTGTAACTACCGCAACTAATGACGTTATCCGTGCCTGCCGCGCCAAACCCACCCGCATCATGAGCAAATATATAGGCGACATAAGTGCCGCCTGATGCGTTTACAGCCGTATCCGTACCAAGATAAAAAACAGTGCTTGTTGCCGTCTGACTATTCCATCTGGCCGAACCCGTCACTTTAATGGCGCTTGTGTTCAAGACTAGATATTCGGTGTTTGCCAATGATCTGTGATACACGGACCATTCACTGATCGTGTCCGTCCTCTTAACAATGATGCAGCCCGGCACTGAACCAAGATTATGACTAATTGATCTGGCTGTTCCGTTGCCTGTGTACGTCACAATGTCAAAAAATTTTGCCTGCTCCTCAAAGGTCCAAGCAACGTAGTTGTCAGACGCGCGGTTGGTTATGCGCGTGGCGGCGTTTGCCCCACCACCCGAAACAACCGTAAATCCAGTTGTTGTAAAAGCACTTAAATAATCAGAACTATTTGGAACGCCGCCGCCAGTCCCGTTAGTGCTATTGCTCGCAAGAATGTTTGTTGCGGCGGTGCTTGTACCAGTTCCGGGTCCGCGAGCCGTGTCAGTCCACGCATGACCTGGTTGCCCGTTTGTACGGTTCTTAATCCAAACAAGACCGCCTTTTGTAGACAGGTCAAGCCCAGTCGTGATTGTCTGCGTGCCACTATCACCCGTGTATAGATAGGTGTTGAACACATCCTCAATGTATACGGGCGTCGTCACTGCGCCAGAAGGGGCGCTGAAGCCAAACCCCTCCGCCGACAAAGCGCCTTGAGTGATGATAGTCGGCATCCGTCCCCCTTATGCGTACTTAACTTGAGAGGCCAGAACCGTAAACGCGGCGCTGCCCGTCTTGATGATCGTGTACACATACACATCAATGCTGGAGGCATTGCCCGCCGTCCATGCCGTGCCGCCTTGGTACTTTACGGTCACAGTCGCAGTTGTATCTACTGTAATTGAGTTGTTGTAGTACGCCGTTGGGCCATTGGTCACGAGGAAGGCAACCGTAATGGCCTGCCCCGTTGTCATGAGGCCATCAAGTGTTTGGGGGCTACCATTGCCACGGAAGTTAACCGTAAAGTTAGCCGCAGCGGCAACTGTGTAATACAGGATGCTCTGCGTCGTTACATCATAGTTAATGGTGCCCGTGGCCGACGTGGCGGAAATTGTTGCGATCTCACTGGCGTTGGTGACAAGCGCCGCCAAAGATGTGGTGGTGCCAGCCAACGTGAGCTTGGAGCCATTCGTCGTGATTCCGCTTGTCTCACCGACAACCGCTGCGTTGTCATAAAGCAGGCGTGTAGACGTGCCGCTGGCAATCGTGGTTGTGCCAACGGTGATGGTGTTTGGGCCATCGTTGCCCGTAGGCCCAGTCGGACCAGTCGGACCCGTCGGGCCAATTGGGCCCGGCACCGTAGAGGCAGGACCAGTCTGGCCGGTGGGGCCAGTCGGCCCAGTCGGTCCAGTCGGTCCACCTGCTCCCGCGCTTCCGGTCAACCCGGTAGGTCCAGTCGGCCCGGTTGGGCCGGTCGGCCCAACCGCACCCGTGCCCCCGGTTAACCCCGTAGGACCAGTCGGGCCGGTAGGCCCCGTCGGCCCTGTACCTCCCGTTAAGCCCGTGGGGCCAGTGGGGCCCGTCGGTCCAATCGCGCCCGTCGGGCCAGTCGGGCCAACCACATTCGTGCTGATCGTCGTGACGAGATAGGAAATCGTGCCGTTGCGATAGTAGCTCGTCATCGTGGGCGAGCCAGAAACCGACTGAGCGTACATCGTCACGCGGATGCGGCTGCCTGTGCTGGCGAGGGTCGTAACGGGCACATAAGCAGAGAAGTCGTAGATAGACGACGAGCCCGTGGTGATGGCCGTGCCAGAAGCGTAAGTGCCGTTGACCAACGTCTGGAGAACAGTGGTGCCGTTGGACGCAACTTCTTCAATAACAGCCCAGAACCGCACATCCTGCGCGCCAGAACGGGCCGCATACAGCCATACGTTCCAGTTTCCGCCGACAACTGCGGTGACGCCGGGAACACCAATGTCCGTGACAAACGAGCCGATTTGAGTCGGCGTAGAAGAGTTTACGGACGTTGTCGCAGTCGTTTGCGTGCCGGAATTGGGAATAAGCGGCAGCGTGCCAGACACCGGGCTGGCTCCGCCCGCCGTATCCAGATACAGCACTAGACCAGACGTGATGCCATTAGCGCCCGTCGCACCCGTCGGTCCTGTAGGACCGGTCGTTCCTGTGTTGCCAGTCGGGCCAGTCGGACCAGTTCCGGTGGGGCCAGTCGGGCCCGTAGGCCCCGTGCCGCCAGACCCAGTCGGGCCCGTCGGTCCAAGCGTCAGGTACATGACCTGTTGAGCGGACGCGAGCAAGGACGGAACAGCCGGAAGGCCGCCAGCCGCCGCCGTGTATTCCAACGCAATATTGGCGTTATCCGTCTGCCAATAAAGCTCAATATACGAACCAGCCGTGACCGTTATAATGAAGTTCCACGCGGGAACGATCAACGGCGAGTTGGTGTTGACGGACACGAATGTGTTGGAATCCGCCACATAAGAACCGTTATAGGCCAGCCAAATCTGGACGGTCGTGCCCGGCCCACCGCCGCCACGGTTGTTTAACTGACCGGAGAACTGGATGTTGTAGGTGCCCGCACTCGCAAACGTCATGCGGGTATAATTACCCGCTCCGTTCTGAGTCATGGAGACGCCGCTGGCCTCAACCGCCGCGCTGTTGAGGATCATCGCGCCGGGCGTGTTAGCCGCAAGCGTTTGGTCAACCGTGCTAACAAACGAACCATAGCTAGCAAGCGCACCGCCCGGACCTGTCGGGCCTTGCGCGCCAGTAGCGCCAGTCGGACCTGTGGGCCCCGCTACCGTAGAAGACGCGCCCGTCGGACCCGTGGGGCCGGTGGGGCCGACAAGTCCAGTCGGTCCCGTCGGGCCCGCAACCGTAGAGGCTGCACCTGTAGGCCCAGTAGGGCCCGTTGGCCCCGTCGGACCCGCCACCGTAGAAGATGCGCCCGTAGGACCCGTCGGTCCCGTGGCACCAGTTGGACCAGTCGGGCCAGCAACCGTAGACGACGGCCCCGTGGGACCCGTGGGACCCGTTGGACCAGCGCCAGAGGGACCAGTCGCGCCCGTCGGGCCAGTCGGACCCGCTTGACCAACAATCAAAGCGATGAACAAAGGCCGATTATCAGGGAAACCAGAGGTCCCAAAGCCGCCAGAGGACACAAAAGACACGGGGTATGCCCAATACGCGGTCGCCAACCCCGCATTGTAATGCGTGGGTGTGCCCGTGATTTGGAAAATTTGATAATCTGCGCTGGACGACTGGTCTTGGATAATAATCCTTTCGCCAATGGTCAGGAGCGAAAGGAAAATATCAACGTCGATGCCGTTATCCGTCAGGTGGCTGATGTTAATTTGAGTTGCGGATATCTGCGGGCTGGTGTTCCACAGAATGTACCCATCTTTGGGATACCCACTGAAGTCTAGGGCGTTTGCTTGATACAGAAAAAGGCTCGTGGACGAGCCAGACACGCCCGTAGGCCCGGTCGGACCCGTCAGACCAGTTTCACCCGTAGGACCCGTGGGTCCGATGTTGCCTTGCGCCCCCGTTGGGCCCGTGGGCCCCGGAGTAAGGCCGGAAATCTGACCGACGGTCGCGCGCTGGGACACGCCGTCCTGCACGATCTCCACAAAAGCGGCGGTGGGCCCAATCGAAATGGCGAGGGGCAGATTTGGAATAGGAGTATTCGCCATAATTAAGTCCCCGTCTGCGGAATCTGGTCGTAGCCAAGCGGCGTGCCAACCAAGGCAGTTATGATGTTTGTTCTTGAGGTTAGAAGACTACCCGCCGCCACAGGCAGCGCAACTGGATATGTGAAAATAGTCGGGTTGACTACCGTCACGTTATAGAAGCCAGTCGCCATATTAACAGTTAAGTCTTCTACGGCGATCTGATCGTTGTTCGCAAGGTTATGAACCGTAGAACACGTCACCGTGATGATATTGGTGCCATTCGCCAACACAGAAACCACCGGCAGCTTAACTGCATAGGCGGTTTTGTTGATAAGGGGCATGACTGCATCTTGATTGAGGCCCGTTGGGATGCCAATAGGCTGCGTCGTCCGCGTATTTGCGTCTTCTGTGACGCGCGTATCGACGTTTATAACGGGCAAACCCGTCGTCGGGTCTAAATTTGTCGCGACATAGCCCGATTTGACCATGTTCCCCTGCGCATTTGACGCAAAAGAGATGGTCCATGTGGGCGTAACGGACGTTCCCGTCACAAAAAAGGTGCCGTTATACGTTTCCGGGACCATTCCAGACACGATTAACATGCTTCCGACCTCCACATTTGGGAATGTGGGGCCATATGGGAACGTCAAAGTGACCGTAGACCCGTTTCCAGAGGCCGCAGATGGCTGCAAGACCTGTGCGGACACCGTTCTGACGTTGGTTTCCGCAAAAAGATAGTCTTCAGGACGCGCATTGATGACGGGCAACGGGTCTTCCGTCAGCAAAATCGGTTTTAACTGCGGTTGAGGCTTATCGTAGCACGGCGAACACACCAAAATGCGCAGATTCGCCAGTCTTGGGCCCCTGTAATCAAACTGGAACTTTAAACTAGCGTGATTATAGATAAATCCGCAACGATCACACCGCGCAAATGCGCGTGGGTTGCCGGAATTGACAGATGCGCGTCCATGCGGGCGGTACGCCATCGTGTCAGGTCCTGTAATAGCCGGAAATTCCGGGGATTATGTACAGCGGGACGTTTTCGGTGTCCTGTGTCGCGGCAATTTGGTACGAAGATTCCGCTTTAGCCGTCAAATATTGCAACCGATCCGGTGCATAAATGGCGGAGAGACGCGCCGCAAGGCCGCTACAAGCCGCATCAAGCCACCTATAGGGAACGTCAACGGTCTTTGCATTGTCCAGATCAGCATCCTGCACCTGAATAACGCGATAAAACCGCAGCACATACTGATTGCTCTGGTCAGGAACCGGCCACAAGGTGATCGTGGGGTTGATGAGACGGTCGAACCAGAACGACGTAGGCGGGGATTGAAGGTTTTTGTTGGGCGTCTGCGCATATTCCGTGCGCGAAATAGGCAGAATCACACGATCAAAACGCGACTGACCCGTGCCCGTGCTGATGTAAGCATCCAAAACCATCACGGTTTTAGCCGCCTCCGCAGCCGTATTCGTCGTGTCCGCATAATAGGTGGCGACGCCTTGGACCAGAGGGATCTCCTGAAGATCCACCTTCCAGAGATTGACCCCCCTGTTGGACCACTCCGCCAACAGGAGGTTCATTTCAAAGCGCGCGTCTTCCAGATGCTCTTGTACCAAAGCGGTGCGGCGCACTCCAATGCGCGAGAACGCATTGAGAACAATCTCGCCCAACGAAGGATTGAACGAATACGTCCCGCTTGTGGTCATTGCAGCACCTTAGAGAGGCACGTTGCCAAATTGAGCAATGGTCATCGTCGCAGAACCCGCTCCCGCCGTCTGTTTAAGCCGGATAAAGATCGGGGTGACGTTGAATACACCGCTTTTCGCAGAAGATTGGCTTACAAGATTGGTGTCCAACGCATCGTTCCACGTCATGCTTGCAAGCGGGACCGGGTTGATTGGGCTATCCGGGTCGTCCATCGACGTTTCAACCGTGTAGGTCGCCGCCCCGCTGACTTTAACCTGAACGACGGACTGAGCGTTGGCCCAAGTGTCCATGCGGACAAGGCTGCTATAGGTCGTCGCCGCAGAGGCGTCAGAGCTGGAAACAGTGATCGGCTGCATTTTACTTGTCCTTCGCCCGTGCTACCGCAGCATTATCAACCAAATTCGGATAAGGACGGCCCGCCGCCCTAGCCTTTGCCTTGGCAAGCTGCTGCTCTTTCCGCGTCAGATGCTTATTTATAGCATCTTCCGGGGCTTTTTCCTTCCAAAAAGGTGTGCGAGCCATGTTAACAATCCCACTTTCTTAGAGACTTGTTGATGCGGCTGTTGGGGTCGTGAGCCGTTTTAGGGCTGGTCAACGACTTCTTCATGCCCGTCATACGCGCACAGAATGATCTGCGCCGCGCAGCGGCCTCTTCTGATTCTTGCGCCCGCTCACGAGAAACAGGCGGTTTGATGTTTTGGCCTTCAGCCTTGAGAGAAGCCCTGCCGCGAGCATTTAGCCCGCCTTCCGGGTTCTTCCCTTCTTTGCGCGTCCATGCTCCAGACATAATTTCCCCCAAATAAGAAGGGAGGGGCAAGCCCCTCCCAGTTTACTTGTTCAGCCCTTTAAGCGTTTGAGCTAACCGCGCGCGTTTTGCGAGGGTAGGGTTCTCGCTTTTCGCCGCCTTTGCCAGCTTCTTCGCGGGGATCTTCTCCCCCTCAGGAACGCCTAGCTGACGATGCAGAGCGCCGGGGTGTTTGATGGCGCCCTGAATCCATTTAGCCCGACCACCTTTAGCGTAGTCAGTCTACATCCGAATCAACGTCACGACCCGCAGGGGTCTTGACGCTGGCGGCGGACGAGAACGGACGCATGTCCGCACCCACGCGACCACCGGCCTTGCGGGCCGGACGATCAAGGCGATGCTTCGCCATTTTTCCGTGAGCTTCGACCTTCTTGCCCTTCACAGAGCCGCCGCGCTTTTTCTTCATGGCCGACTTGATGACCTCAGAGTCAGCACCAGCAAAGATGGACTTCGGGGCATCGTTTTTGGCGACTTCGCCTTTGGCGGGGCCCGTGTTCACAGAACCAGTCTTGTTCTTCATAAAAGCCTCCTATGGCCCTATTAAGCGTTTTCAGCTTGGATATAACGCACAACGATGTCACCAACACCCACACCAGTATTGGTGGACAGGACGTAAATGACAATGTCAGTTGCGCCAGTGTTCGACCAAAGAGCCGTGCGAGTTGAGCTAGCGCCGGGGCCAGCAGAAACTTGCCCCTGAATCATGGCGACACTGGCAACCAGTTCATTTGCCGTTGCGCTAGTGCCAACGCTGATCGTATTCGTCGCGTCCCAAGCAGTCGTATTCAAGAACTGGATGTTCAGGATATGGCTGTAGGCCGGGATGACGATGCTGGTAGCATACGCCGTGGCAGAACCAGCTTGCGTAATGCTGGCGGTCTGGGCCATCGAAACCCAGCCAACATTCTTAATGGTTCCGGGCGTGGTGCCCGTCGTATTAAGAACATCGCCAGCCTTGATGGGGCCAGTGAATGTAGTCGTTCCCATGGGAACCTCCTGCACGTTACGTCCACGTTGTCTGTGCAGCGTCCGCTAGGCCGGTCAACGTGAACTATTCACCTAGATTAAAGGCGGGGGCTTCCACCCCCGCCCCGTTTCCTATCAGGTCGGCATGGAGCCGTAGATCGAACGCCAGTTGAAATAACCGACGCTGTAACGCTCATAGCCCTTGACGAGGAGGTTATCCGTCGCGAAGTCAACCTGCATATCCATTTCAAAGGGAACGCGGTCCATGTAGACCAGACCCTTGATGTTGGTAAGCAGGAACCACGCACGGGTGGACGTGAGGAAGTCCATAACCATGTAGCCTTCCGACAGACCGCCGCCCGTAAAGAGTATCGCGTTGACGTCGTTGTCCGCAGTACCCGGACGCAACTGCGTCTTGGTAAGACGAACCGCCACGGGTTCCAGAGCCGGGGGAACGATCAGCCTACGAGCGCGGGCAAAAATCTTGTTGCCAGCGATGTCGCGGAAGTTCTGACGGATGGAAACCATGCCGTTGAGCAGCGTGGATTCGTTGAGGTCAACCTGAACAGCCGGGGTATTCGGGATCGTCTGACCATCAATCGGGTGATTGTAGTTGACGAGCGAGACACCGTCGCCACCGACCTTCGCGTTGTACACGTTGGCGGTGTTGAGGACGTTGGCCGCATAGATCTCCTTCGTCTGATGGAAGGATTCAATGAGGCCAAGGTTCGTCGGCTTGAACTGGCTCTTGTAGAGGTTGTCGTCAATGGCTTTGCGGGTGATCGCATAGCCAAGGCCGATTTCGTTATGTTCTTGGTTGTAGACATAACGCTCGCCAGCGGCGTTATCAAACTGGGTGTTGCCACCTTCAGTCTTCAACTGGGCGAGGCCCAGATAACGCATCTCAGCGGTACGTTCCAGCGCCATGTTCGACTTGGTGATTTCAAACACCTTGTCGTACTGCGAAGGAATCATCGCGTACTTGCCTTCCACGCCCCGGAGACCGGGGAGGAGAAGGTCGCGAATCTGACTAAGGTTAATAGCCATTGTTCGTTTCTCCTATCAGGTTCCGGTGGTGACGCGGAAGTCTTGGAAGTTGAACGCCACGAGGACGTTGTTGTACCCAGACGTAATGTCAGTGCCCGGAGCGCCCGGAGGAGCTTCGATAAGGCTGACGATGCGGAAGGGCAGCGTGGTCGTAGACGGGCTGATTGTGGTCTGATCCAGATACGCCTTCGACTGGCCAGAGTAGTTGTTACCCGTGGCAAGACCAAAGTTGGCGTTGGAGTTGATGTTATCAAGGATAATAGCCGTGGAGGAACCGCCAGCCTGAACCTTGAAGAGAGCGAGCGGGTCGCTGACCACATACACCGTCACGTCGCCCGTGGCGGCGTTCTGAGTGTACATCGGGGCCCAAACAACGCGGCCAAGGGCCGTGCTGAGATAGGTGCAGCCGATAAAGATGCCAGCAATCTGGGTGGTGCCAGCCGTAGAGCGAGCAACATAACCAGTGCTGAGAGACGTAACGGGATCACCCGACCAAATCGTAGCGGCGCTAGACGCCATCAGGCGGCTCTGTTGACCCAGAGAACCAGTACGACCGTCAAGGAACCCGGCAAGCTGAAAACCAAAAGGCGCTTCAACATTCGCCATAGGTAGACTCCTGTCGGAAAGACCTCTGCCGCCCAGCGTGATTGGCTTCAGTCAGACACAAAAGTCCGCCACGGCGCGCAGCGGAGTGAAACATATGTATCTCCAATAGATTAGGGGGGCAAGAGGGCCGAAACCCCCTTGCCCCTGCCCATCAGGACTTGGGGATCATCACGGGGGAGTATTCTTTACGGATGGTCTTACGATCCGTTTCAAACTGCCCCGCGTTCGACTGTCCGATAGCCCGCTCGCGGATCTCAACGGCCTCACGGGCCTCCGCAATAGCGCGCTGGCGGAACATTTCGGTGATTTCCAAAGGCCGCTCCATCAGGATCATGCCCTTGCGTTCAATTGCGCCCTGATAGCCAATCGGCATCATTTCGGGGTGGCGAGAGGCATCAACCGGCTCCCAGCCTTCCTGCGCCAGTTCGACCTCATAAGCCGGGTCCAGAAGGCCCGCGACGACTTTGCGCTTCCATTCATACGACCACCCATCAGGGATTTTGGCCGGATCAATGTAGAAGTCGTCGTGCAGAGTCTGCTCCGGGTCATTCACCCGAAGGTTTTTGCGCAACTGTTCGGTACGAAGGGCGGCTTCGCGCAGCCCACGGGACGCGGCAGGAGCCGCCTTCACATTATTCTGTTCCATGGAGACATCCTTATCTTCAAAAACACCGACGGTACGGGGGCGACCGGGGCCGCGCTTTTCCTGTTCCATTTTAGCCTCCAATCCTGCCTTGTTCCTTGTAATACAACAGGTTAGCAGCGTACTCTTCATCCGTCATATCAAGATCACGGGCGTAAGCGCGCTGTTCGGGGGTCAGCGTGATGCTGACGGACCCGTCGCTGTTGCGGATATTGGCAGGGGCGCTACGGGAAACTGGCGCAGCCGCCATTGCGACCCGACCGGAAGACGTAGGAGCCTGCCGGGAAGGCTGGGACATCACGGGTTCTTGCCCATTGAGCCCCAATTTGCTTTCGATGAACTGGAAATACTCAGGCGAGTCCGCCCGAATACTGTCCGCAAGCGCCTCATAATGAGCCGCCGTCATCTTATTGGTCAGGCGCGGGTCATCCAGCACCTGACGGTTCTGCCGCAGCCACTGTTGTGAGGGCTGAGACAAGGTTGAAATCCGCTCTTCAAACGGATCACGGGCCACCGGCTGGATCACCGGCATGTCTTCCCGCTTGGGCGGGTTGGTCAGGCGGTACTCAAGCTCCTCGCGGCCCTGCTGGAGGGTTGTGAGACGGGATTCCACCGCCGCCATCTGGCGCTGGACCTTCGCCGCCTTCTGATAATCGCCCTGTTCAAGGAACGTGGCGTAGTCCTTCTCCAGCATTTCAGCGTCACGCTCAAAGCTGGCGATGGCGTTGACCAGCGCCGTATGCTCGCTGGACTGCGCGCGGGTTTCGTACTGTTCGATTTCCCGTTCGCGAAGGAGGGCGCGGCGTTCTGCCTCCGCCTTGGCGCGCTGGGCCTCTTCAGCCTCCCGGCGCTTGTCCTCTAACTGGCGCTTCAGAAGCTCAATCCCGTCTTCTGCGGCGTTCTTGGCGGGTTCTGGGGCGGCTTTTGCGACCTCAGGTTTTACCTCGCCAATGTCGATCTCATTGTTAACTGGCTCCGGCGGTTTCACCGTGACCGAAATGGGTTCCAAACTGTCGTTCATGGTTTGTTCTCCTTAGAAAGCGTCGTCAGGGTTCGGGACGGCCAAGCGCACTTGGGTGTCCTGAATCATCCGGCACAAGACGCCGTGGACTTCCAAAGCCCATCCGTCCGACGTGCGGAAAACAACCCATTCTCCAAGATCAAGGTTTTGCCCAGCAAAGGTCGTCTGGGAGTCATCTACAAAGGCAAGCGGACCTTTCTTCACGACAAGACCAACCTTGCCTTGATATTCGTCCTCTTTGCGTGTCTGTTCGGAGATGATGATGCCGCCCACAGTCTTTTCGGGGCGCTTATAAACGGCAAGCAAAATCCAATTATTGAAGATTTTGATGTCGTTCAGATTACCAAGCTGCCGCAGCAGTTCATCACGAGGATCTACCTCGTGGACCATTTTTAACGCCATGTTCCTATCTCGCTTTTTTCGGTTCTGCCGACTAACTCATCGTTAGTCTCTTTCGCCCAGATAAGAGAGTCTTTCAGACCCTTGATGTAACCAACTTGGTGTTTGTACTCCTCTAGGGTTTGTGCGGACCCGGATGAAAGCGTTTCGATCCGGGTCCGTATCTCTTCCTCTATCCGTTCCTGCAATTTGCGATACAGGAACAAGTCAAGTGAAGCCATCTGGCCTCCTTATTTAGCCGGGGGCCATTTCGTCTTTTCCAGCCGCCCCAGCCCACTGCCGGAACCGTATTCCGTGTTCTGGTAGATCTTTTTCACGCGCCCGCCTTCCTTGCGCATCGGCGGGATCGGAGGCGTCATGCCGGGGCCACCGGGGTTCATCGCGCCCATAGCGCCAAGACCGGGGCCAGCGCCAGCGGGAGGCAGCATGGGAGCGCCGCCCGGAGGCATCGGCGGCATACCCGGCGGCATCATCGGCGGGCCGGGGGGCAGCATCGGGCCCGGAGGCATAGCGCCCGGTTGCGGCTGACCAATGTTGATGGTCACAGTGGTCTTGCCCTTGGCCTTGGTGCGACCGCCAGTTGCACGTTCAATGCGGCCACCCTTCTTCTGGGTGGTGCGGCCTTCCAGATCACGACGGTACTGCGAACCCGTCATCTCATTGGCGTTACCGGAGTGCGTGTCAGCGTCTTCACGACGCGGCGGAGCCGGACGCGGAGCCGGGCGGGCGGGGGCCGGACGGGGCGGAGGCGTCGGCGTGCCGCCGCTCTGATACGCCCTGCCGCCATGTTGTTTTTTGGCTTTGCCACCTTTTTTGTACCCGCGATTTTCCCACTGAGCTAAATCGCTTGCTTTCTGGCTAATGTAGTCACCAGCCTTGGACAAACCCCTTTTGAGGTCACGCCCCATTTTTTCTGCATCATCAGAAATTGCCGCAAAACTACGCTCTGGCATATTTCCAAAAAACCGCGCGACGTTTTTAGCGCCCTCAAGCTGACTGGGACGTTGGTACTTTGTGCCACCTTGTCCATCGGGGACCATCGTTCCCTGATTATAAGGAAAACGCGGGTTTTTCATTTGCTGATATTCACGCGGACCGATTACGACGCCCCGTTCATCTTTATAAACGGGACCCCCGTCGTCTTTATGCGGACGGCCCCCGCGCTTGAGGCCTTTCATGGATTTCTGCGTATCGTGCTTCTTGTCCATCTTGGAGCTTTCCCACTCCTTCATGGACATGCCGTGCTTCTTGGCGAGCTTCTTATCCTGCGCTTCGTCCTTGGCGGAACCTTCCCACTTGGCGACGCCGCCAGCTTTGCGGCCAAGCGCGCCAATGCCGGGGACGCCGGACGGGCCGGAAGACAGCGGCTTCGGCGGAGTGAAAGGCAGACCTTCGCGCTTCTTGCGCATGGCGAGAGCCGCCACGATCTTCTTGCGCTGCATCGGGTTGGGAGACATCATGCCGCCGCCCGCCTTACGGGGCGCTTTGCCCAGATTGACGCCGCAAGACTCGCCTTCAGCCTGCACGACTTTGCCGCCGCGCTTGCGCATCTGACGGCCAACGGGCATCTGACCAGCGTTGCCGCTGTCGATGTACGGGACGCCATCATACGGATCAACGTCGTTGAAGCTGCCGCCATCACGGCCTTTAGCTCCAATCTTGCTCATTTTAGACTTGCGACTAGCGCGGGCTTCTTTCTTGTACTCGCTCATTGTGATGTTCCTTTACGATTGCGCGACAGCGCCTAAGCCTGCCTGCGCCGTATCCTGCTGACGCTCTGATTCAATGTCTTCCAGTTGAGGCTTGATGAACGCTTCCGCCTCTCCTGAACTTTCAGGATGAACTGCGATTTCCCTAGCAAGCTGGTACATCGCAATCTTTTCTTTGCTCTCCCGATCAGCCGCTCTGTTCTGAGCGTCAGCAGCGGCATCCAAAGCCCTCACTTTGACTTCCGCTTGTTTTGTCTGGGCGTCGATCAGTTTCGCCTGCGCCATCATCATCGGCGCGGGGTCAGCCTGCGGCGGTGCGGGCGGAGCCTTGTTGAAGAGGCTATCCGCATCGTCAATGCCCAACATCGTCAACACGCGCAGATCGACGGCCTTGGCGTCATACAGCGCGGGATTCTCTTTCTGCATCTGCTTGATCGCCATTGCCTTCTGAATCCGCGAGGACTGAGACGGCGTATTAGGATCAGCGACGGGAACAAGGTTCACATTGTTCAACGCAGAGATGAGCGTCTGCGGCGTCCAGCTAATCGCGGGGTACTGGTTGTTCTCCCAGAACGCCTCAGGACATTCCTTGAACAAGTCCTTGAGCAACTCAAACTCACGCGCTTGCGCAGCGTGCATCCGCTTGTGCGCAGCGGACATAACTTTCGTCGCCTGTTCAATCAGCGCGATGGTCGTGCCGACAGGCGCTTCAGTATTTGCGTCACCCACCGCCATGTCAGCAATGCCGCCAAGGCGTTGACCGCCTTGCTCCACCATGCCAAGCAACTGCATGAACGCGCCATCGACGCCGCGATAGGGCAGATCCATGACGACGTTCTGGATAGGCTGACCGCCCGTCTCAATCGGCATACCGCCGCCCGGAGGCACGCGGAACTCATTCGTTAACTGACGACCCGCCTGCTTCGCATATAGGAAACCGGGGAAGTTAGAGAACATGCCGTTGTCGATGCACAGACGCAGGCCCGCAGTAAGAGCCATCGTCGTGTTGCCGACAAGGTGCAGGAGGCCAAGGCCATAGAAGCCGTAGCCGGGGACAAAGATGTAATCCACGAAGACGCGACGACGGAGATAAGACTTGTCGCCATCTTTCCACCAGCGCCGGATCTCCAGCACTTGCATCGTCATCTTATCAACGGTGACGCGGTAGGGGAGCCGCAGGCCAGTGACTTCGCCGTTCTCGCGATGCTCAAATCCTTTCAGATCAAGCTCGCAATAGCACTCATAGATTTCGCGCGGCTGGTTCTCCGTCATAGAAGACGCAGCGGGGGCGATACCCTGCAAGTTGTCTATCTTCTGATCGACGGGGTTGCGATCCGGCGGCGCATCAAATGGGATTGCCGTGTCGCGATAGATGCCCAGCAACTGCATACGCTTCAGCGTTGAGGGCGGCATACGGATCACATGCGTGATGCGCTGCGCGGAATCAATCGACGTTTCAGCGTTAGAGACGATGATGTCTTTGACATCCACGAACTCAGAGACGGGCCTGCGGCGGATCGGGCAGTAGTAGACCTTCTTAAAGGCGGTGCCGCAGAAGCCAAGGGAGAAAAACAACCGCTCAGTGTCGGGGTAGTATTCGACGGCGGTGCTGGTGAGATAGTGGTTGAAATCTTTTTGCAGAGCCATCGCCTGCGTATCAACCATCAAGTTCTCAGGTCCGTCGTTGCGCACTTTGACGGGGCCAGTAGCAGGCAACATTTCGCCGCGTGCGTTAGCTTGGAAACGGCAGATAGATTCGATGAGGAGCGGATGGCGGACTGTTGATTGTCCTTCTACCGCCGTAGAGCCGTCGGATGCGTTCTGGCGCGGCTCTTCGATCTTTGTGCCCAGAAGCTCCAAGCCTTTTACATATTGTTGGAGCCATTCCGCGCGGGATTCATCATCTTGCTTGATGAGGCGGACCAGTTCTGATCCGATCATACCAAGCGTGCCGCCATCCAATTTCAGCGCAAGGTTTTCGTCAAAGCCGCCGGGATCGCGATTATACTCTTGGGGCGTCACGCCCAGATTGATTTGAACGGAACCGTCTTCCAGTTCGATCTTGACGACGTTTGACGGCGCGGCTTGCGGGCCGGGGACGTTCACGTCCATAGGCTCAAGATCGGAGTAGTCGGTGCCCTGAACAGGGGCCTGTCTCATGTTCATAGGGGCGAGGGGCATAGGCTACACCGGATAGAGAGGCCGCGCTTTTGAAGGTCTATATACCATAGAATCCGTCTTTTCCGCTACGATTTCAACTGGCTTCTGGGCAAAACCAATGGTGCGGAGGTGCGTGAGGGCTTGGACCATGGAGTCGACCAAGTCGTCATGTGCGCCACGGGGGAAGCTCTCAGCCTGCGTGATGAGCTTGTCCGCCCAGTCGTAATCGGGGGCGTAGATCATCCCGTCGGAGAACAGGTGTTGGATGGCGTAGGCGCGTGCGACTTTGTCGCCACGGCCCGGATCGACCAGTTGGACGCCAAAGTCCTCCCTGCCGAAGAGGCGGCGGATTTCTTGGGCGACGGAGTGTCCTGCGGCTTTAGACTCAATAAGGAGTTTATCGACGCGGAAGCGTTTGCAGAGGGACACGACCTTGTCCACAAGGGGAGAGATCTCCAGACGGTCCTGCCACGAGTAGATGAGCATGATCCGCCTATTGTCTTGGCGGTCGGTCCAGACGCCCCAGACGGAGAGGGCGCTGAAATCGTTTTCCTGTCTGGTTGTGTAGGCGGTGTCTAGGGACGCCACGACGTATTCGAAGTCGGGGAATACCAGTTTGGACCGGCCTTCGGCGGAGGAGATGGCTTCGTCCCACAAGATCCACCAGTCACGCTTGATGATGCCGCCGCCACGAGGTTGGGGGCGCTGTTGGAGTTGCCCTGCGGCGGCGAAGGGGCCAAGGCTGCTTTCCAGTTCTTTGACTTCGTCTTCACCGAAGCGTTCGGGGATGAGGAGTTCCCCTTCTTCGCGAGTATCAATGAACCATTGGGTTCGGCATTGGCGGTCGGACTCAAAACGCATAGGGAGGCAGAGGTGCGTCCAGTTTCCAATGTCCTTAGCGAGGATATGGCCTGTGAGGTCCCGTTCGTGGAGGCGCTGCATAATGATGATGTATGCGCCGGTCTTGGGGTCGTTGAGGCGGGTTGAGAGGGACTGGTCCCACCAGTCTAGGGTGCTTTCGCGGACGAGGTCGGATTCGACTTCATTGGCGTTATGGGGATCGTCCACGATGATAATGCCGCCGCCTTCACCCGTCAGTGCGCCGCCGACGGACGTGGCGAGGCGGTAGCCGCCTTTGTCGTTATCGAAGCGGACTTTGGTGTTCTGGTCGGATGTGATGCCGAATCTGTGTCCCCAGTATTGTTGGTAGAAGGGGCTTTCGATCAGGCGGCGGGTTTTGATGGAGTCTCTGATGGACAGGGACTGCGCGTAGGACGCGAAGAGGAACTGAACGTGGGGTCCGCTTAGGGGGGCTTTCGCCTGCTGGGCCCATACCCAAGCGGGGAAAGACACGGACACCATGGAGGACTTGGACGTTCTGGGCGGCACGTTGATGACGAGGCGGCGGATTTCGCCACGGACGACGGCTTCCAGATGTTCCGCGATGGCGTCTAGGTGCCAGCCCCAGACGTAGGGGTTTGGGTCGATATACTTCCAGCCAGCCTCTACGAAGTCTGAGAGACTTTCCTCATAATTGGCGCGTTGGAGGGCGGCGAGGGCGGCTTCCGGGTGATTGCGGATTGCCTCTTCGATATTTCTGGCGCGCAGCGCCGCCGCCTCATCACTCCTCATCAGCTAAGGTTCCGTCGATGACCTGACCTTCGTCCTCGTCCTCTTCGATAGGCTGACCGGAGATCTTGCTCATAAGGCGGAGGCGTTCGTCATAGTCTAGGCCAGAGAAGTCAAAGACGACGGCGGGGGCGCGGTTGCGTTCCTCGTCCTTATCTCTCCAGCCCATACGGGCCTTGGTGATGTAGATGCCAGCTTGGACGGCGGAAGACCCGTCCTTCATCGCCTGCTGATAAAGGTTCTCCACGACAAGGGCGTTGGCGATTTCCCTGCCGCATTTGATTTCGGTTTTGTAGTGCTTCTCAAGGTATGACTTGGACACGCCCAAGATGTCCGCCATCTCATCCATGGTCTTGCCCATCTTGGCGAGGCCGGTGATGGAGCGGCGCAGCACGTCGCTATCGTCAATGCGGTGCTTGCGCTGTTTCTTTTCCACGGGCTTAGGAGCGGCCTTCGGCATGATGCGCTTCTTCTCCTCCGGTGGCTTCGGCGGACGGCCAACTCTCTTCCCCGCACGGGTCGTTTCCCCCAATTTCCGGGGGGCGAAAGGCAATATTGTCTTGGAGTGGTTCACGTCAGTCATGGGCGCAGACTATCGCTATTTGGTTGAAAAGGCAACGACCCGCATGATATGGTGTTTGTGTGAGAGGAGAACACCATGAATCGTATCTGTTCGGCTTGTGACTATTGGATGGAGGAGCCGGGTGAGGGCTTTGGCGAATGTCGCCGCCACGCTCCCCAACCCAACCCCTCAATCGAACGCACCCTCCCCTACTGGCCCACGACCAAAGAAGATGAATGGTGCGGTGAGTTCAAGCCTGCCCCTGACCAGTCCCGGCGTCTCCCGCCGCCAATTCGCCCTTAATCTCAAGTAGGCGGATAACGGACTTAGACCCAAACTTTAGAAGGGACACGCTCTGCCCCTTCTTCAATTCCATAAGGGCGGGCGCAATCGCCTCCTCCGAATACACCTCAATCCCAAGATCAACGTCTAGGTCGTTCACCAAAGTGAACCCAACGTCCCTGATCCCTTCCATCATCGCTCTCCCTAAACTCCCCGTTAGCCCCTCGCGGGACCCCAGCGTACCGACACCAGACTTGCGTTTGGATACAGACAGCAGTCCGTACCAAGCCACGGGGAAACGGCGGCTCCACCCATACCACCGGGGTGGGGGGTCCCGAAAGGGGGGTAGGGGGTGCTGATTGGGGGAAAGTGAGGGTAGCGGTGAGTTTTTCTGGATTTGGAGGGTGGGGGGTCCCGGTCTGGGTAGGGGGGTCGCCAGCTAGGGGGGTGTACGTACCCCTTCCGTTCACCATCCGTTCTCCTTCTGTCCTCATCCACAGAACATACAGTGAACATACAGAGAACGCGGTGGGACATACAGGGAACAAACCGTGAACGTAACGGAACCGGAACGAACAGACCAAGAACAAACCGTGAACAGAACAGGAACAAACGGTGAACGAATCAGGAACGGTGGATTGCTGGGGGAACAAAAGGTGAACGGTTCCTGCTACCGTGAACAAACCGTGAACAGCCGGTGAACAAAGGGTGAACGGAACCAGAACGGGTATCTGGGCGGTGAATACCGTCAAATCCTTGACGCTAGCGGAAGGCTCAAGCCATTGATCCGAAAGGGCTTTCCCGAAAAGCGGCTCGCCTATGGCCTAGTCCGCGCCGCGCCCATGGGCCGGATTGCACCGCGCCCCGAACCGGGCCGGTGTTGTGCCGCATGGAAGAACGCACGCTAGGGCCCCTGCGGGCCTTGCTGGCGGGCGAGAGCGCGCCGGGGTGCTAGGGTAGCGGGCGGGTGCTTCGCCCCTATCCAGTGGGCAAAAAAAAGGCGAGGGCCCCTTTTCTCCCCTTATCCCCGTTTCCCGCTTCCTAATCATTTCGCCGCCGAAATAGAAAAGGGGCCCCGTAGGGCCCCGGTATTCTGTGAATTCTTTCTAATGTTCCGCCTGTTTCATCCTTTGGGGGTTGGATTGGATCGGGCGCGCTGGATTATCGCGAGCATATCAGCGGGCGCCGCCGAATCGTGAAAGCCCATGCCGCCCCAATGGATCCAAAGCCCGCCCGAATATGGGTGCGCGCATCCGGGGCGCCCGTCGTAAACGAATCGAATCATGGCGCGCCGCCCTTCACCATGGATTCCACCGCCGCCCGCAGGCGGGACAATTCGGCATGATGCAAAGAGGCGAGATTCAGGAATCCCGCCGCCTGATCGAACCGGCCCGCCGCCGTCGCGGCCTGCGCACGGGCGCAGGCCTCCTGAAACGAATCGCGCGCCGCCTGAATCGGATCGGTCATCATGCGCGTCATCATGCGCGCCACCATGCAATGGCTTGAACCGCCGCCGCGTGGCGCTGAATCAATTCGATCCGCGCAATGATAGCATCCGCCCGCGCCGCCAAGTCCGAACGCGGCACGCGGCGCAGCGCCGCCTTGTCCGCCTCAAATTGCGCGACGAGCGCCGCGATGGCCTTTTGCTTTTCCTGATTCGTCATGCTTCTTTTCTCCCCTATTCGCGCGCCGGGGCGAACCGGCGACGCAAACCAGAATAGCAGATTCGCCGGAGGCCGCAACACTGACATCCTAAACGATTGAACGGGCGAGGCTTTCGCCCCGCCCGTCCCTGGCACTTTCCCGCTTGAGTAGATCAGGCGGCGACAAGGTCCAGAATCCGCCCCGCCTCACGCTCCAATTCAACGCGGTCATCCTGATAGGCTATCGAACGCGCCACCGCCGTCGCGCCCGTCACCGCATCCCATAGGGTAGAAACGGGGCGCCCCTCCTCCAATTCATGCGCCGCCAGAATCGACGTTGTGCGGCGCGGCCCGAACCGTTTCGCGAGAAATTCCCGCACGTCGTCCGCGTCACCGATCCGCGCGCCTTGCGCCGCCGCAATGGTCTGGATCACCGCCCTGTCGCTGGATTCAGTGTAGCTTTGCAGGGCCGGTGCAATCTCTTGAAGGAACCGTTCGGGCGCCAGCGCGCTATGCCTGATTTTGATTTCTTTATATTCCTTCGCGCCCCACACGATGCGATTCGAACAAACATAATCAAAAAGAAACGTGGCGATTCCAAATGTCCGCGCGCCCTCTTCGCTATTCCAAACGAAAAACCCGCGCGCCAATGAACCGGGGCGCCCGTCGCGCCGATCGTCAATTTCAATCCGGCGCGACTCATCCGCAAGGAACACGAACATATCTCTATCGCCCGCGAATAGCGTTGTGTTTTCCCTTGTGATTTCAACCGCTTTGCCGAATTCGCCCGGTACCCGCCAATCACCAGTCACCCCGTCGCCAACATTGCGAGTCAACGCGCCAACTACGTCCGAATTCCAAATCCGGCCATAACGCGCGCCAGTCGCCGCCCGTAAATCGTCGCCCCGTGACAAAAGCTGAATTTCGTCGCGCGGCGCCAAGAATCGCAAGCCATAATTGATAGCGTCCGCCGCCATGGGCGCGGGCAATTTGCGGAGATAGGCGGCGGGCGCGTCCGCGCGCTGCGCGATTTGTCCAAAGGCCCAATGAGTCGGGACGAATTCGCCGCCGCGCGTCGCAATAAGCAGGCCCGAATCGTCGGCGGTTGGCATGGCCTCAATATCGCGCGACGATAGCACCCGTTCGCGCGACGAATCGCGGTTGGATTTCATTGCGTCGCGCATATCGAAAAGAGACGTGAATCGTTCATCCGCCGGACGGCTGGCCCACTGGCGCGAAGCGGCAGTCAGGGTGAGGCTATGATCTAGCATGGGATAATCTCCTTAAACCGATTCGGGCGATTCCGAATCTAAAAAAACATTATTCGAAAAAAAGTAGAAAGTGAAACAGAAAAACAGAACAGCGCCCCTGTTTTTTTAAAACAGAAAAGCGGAGGGCCCGCTTGTCCGCGCCGCTGATTCTGATATTGTGATTTCAGCGCCAAAACGGCGCAGGGGAGATTCGGAAAATGGTTAAGCTAACAAAAGCGCAACGGGAATCGGTGAAGCGGTTATGGCGCCGATTAGACGAATCAGGGCGCCCGCCGTTTCGGGAATTCCGCCGCACGGTTGCGCCCATGTTCGGCGGCGATGGCGCGGTGTTTCTGCCCTATTGCGGCATGTGGATTGGAATTGAACCAGACGGCTACGCTCACAGTTAAGGCAAAGGCCCGGTTCTCCGGGCCTTTTCTTTTCTCCGGTTACGGTTCAGCCCGTTTTCAACTAATAGTTGAAACGGTTTTGGAATTAGAATATAAAGTAAGCGGTTCCGGTTGATTCCGGTTGTTTACGGTTCCGGTTTTTCCGGTTCCGGTTAGATCAGGGGAGCAAGCTATGGCATGGGTTCCGGTTGAATTGAATCGACGCAAAGCGGTTCCGGTTGAAATCCGGTTCCGCCGATTCTTGAGCGTGGATTCCGCGAAAGCGGTTAAGGCGCAAAAGTACGGTTTTTTAAACGGCATTAATTACGGCGCGCCCGCAAAAGTCGCGGGCGAGGGTAACATGTGCGCAAAGGCGGGCGCTTGCGCCGACTTGTGCCTTGCCATGTACAGCGGGCAAGCTGCAATGCGCGCGGAAGGCGGAACGAATAGCGTAGTGGAATCGCGAATCGCTAAGACGCGCTATTTCATGCGGGAGCGTTCCGCTTTTATGCAGGAATTCGCTTTTCACGCCGCCAAGCTAATCCGCGACGCGCGCGACTCTGATATGGGCGCGGTTATTCGCCCGAACGGTTCGTGGGACCAACTATTTGAAGGGATCGGAGTTTCCGTTCCGGGCGCGTTGGCGGAACGGATTGCAGAATATACAGGGCGTCCGGTTGCGCCGGGGCCTTATCCAAATCTCATGACTCTATTCCCGGAAACGCGGTTCGTTGATTATACGAAAATTGCGAAGCGGTTCCGGCGCGCATTGCCCGCGAATTATGACCTAACCTTTTCACTGGCGGAAAATAACGAATTGGAGGCGCGGGACCTATTAGCGGCGGGCGTTAATGTTTCCGCCGTTTTCGCCCACGAATTCCCGGAAACGTATCTAGGGCGCCCGGTTATAGACGGCGATTCGCATGATCTTCGATTCCTTGATCCCAAGGGCGGTTATATTGTCGGGTTGACGCCAAAGGGCCGGAAGGCCAAGGCGGATCAGAGCGGGTTCGTGATCCGAAACTATGAAACGCGGAACGCATAGGGGAGCCGATGCGCGGAAGAATCGAACTAGAATTCCGGTGCCCGGCTTGCCAGTCAACGAAACTGGAGCCGGTGCGCCGGGTTATTCTTCAAACCGATAATCAAATGATCCCCGCAAGCGGTCACGACGGAGAGACGGATTTTCTCTGTAACGGTTGCGGTTTAGTTCCGTTACTTCCGGTTCCGGTCAATCCGGTTTCCGGTCAACCCTTAGGAAATTACGGTTTCAAAACTAATCCGGTTGAACCGTTCTCCGGGTTTGAACCGGATATGACGAAATTCAAGCGGTTTATGTTTTTGCGGTTTCCGCCCGGTTCCGGTTAGTAGGGGGCGGAGCGGGAGAACGTGCCCCGCCCCCTCCCGCCTGACTCCGATGACGGAGGGCAAGTCCGGCGGGGCTACAGAATAGCCCATGGCCGGTTATTCCACAAACAGGCGCGTATCCCGGTTGAAGTCCAACGTAACCTGTCCAATCGCCCCGGCATCCGGTTGGTATCTTATTTTCTTGATATAGATTCCGGTTAGGCTGTCGATACGCGGGTCGCCTATCCGCCCAACGATCACGCCGATATCCGCCTTGTTCGCCCAGTGCGACGAATCCGCCAAACTGTACAGACTAAGGTCGGCGGAATCCATCTGCGAGCTTGCTTTGGTCGGGTGAACCACAACCACAACCAGAACCTCAAATTGCATCGCGAACGCTTTCAGTTTCCTGATCGCCCGCCCGATATATTCCGTCATACTTTCATCGTGACGTTTCCGGTGTTCTATTTCGTTAAAAGGGTCGATCAAGATCATTCTGACGCCCTCACGGATGACCGCCGTCTGCATCTTGTCGATCAGCCAGTCTATATCGTACTCAATTTCGCTGTTTTGCCGATTCGGGGCGATAAAAACGAACCGTTTCTCCAAAAACGCCTGCGCGCGCGACCGCTCCAACCCGATAGCGTTCTTGATATTTTTACCCAAAAACGTCCCCATGATCGTGTTCGTGACATAGGGGACGATCTGCATCTCAAAACTGGCGATGGCTATGGACCAACCATGCAGCGCAGCCATGTTCGTGGCTAACTGCATAGTCCAAGTTGATTTACCATGACCGGGGAAGCCGCCAACGACCATGAAACAGGACAGGTAAGGCCGCATCGTTTCATCAACGGATTTCCAGCCGGTTGAGAACGTCTGTAGGGCCTGCTCTGGCGGGAAGTCGCTCGCCCGGTATATCCCTTCCACGGGATACGGTTTCGCCGCCTGTATAGCCCCCAGAACCGCGTCGGGGCCATGCTCGCTGAGAACTTCGTTCAGGTCTTTGCAGCCGTCGGGCAACGTAATGAACGAACACCGCACACGATCAAGCCTGCGCACCAATTCCGCCGCCAAACGCCGCCCCGGTTCGTCGTTATCCGTCGCAATGATAATGCGTCGGATATTTGACAGGAGCGTCCAGTCAGTTAGCAAAAATGCGAACTTCGTGTCGGAATTTGGGTCAATGTCCTTCGTGTCTTCTGGAACGTCGATCAGCCGCCCTTCCGCATCACGGGCAGGCGGTGCGCCATCAGGCACGGACACCACCCACGGATAACCAGCGGTTGCGACCGCCAGCGCATCCATCTCGCCCTCCACGATCACCAGCGGGTTGTCCGCAAGCGCGGGGTCCAACAATACGTCGCGGTTGAAGAACTGCTTGCGGCCTCCCGGTGCCTGCCAGAACCGCTTTTGCGGCCCACGGTACTTTGCGCCGACCTGTTCCCCGTCCATGAGGAACGGGAAAACAATGATGTTCCCATCAGGGTCTTGGACGCACTGCCCAGCTTGATCTGGCCTTGCTGAGTAGACGCCCATATTGGTCGCCACTTCCACGCTGATCGCGCGGGACTCCAGCCATTTTATATGAAGTGCGCTTATGGTCATGAAGCTCTCCCCCGCTCCAACTGCAATTGAAACACCGCCAGCCAATACCAGTTTCGTCTATCCTCACGGACAAACACGGATCACTCTTGTTTTTCCGTGATGAACTGCACTGCGGGCATGTTGTTTTCTGATTCCTGTGTGCGCTTTTAATACGAATTCCATTCTTTGCGGCGATCTCAAATACGTCCATGACGTTATCCCCTAGTTTGGCTTTTCGTCCTCTTTCGGCAAATAAAACTCCATGATCCTGCGGGCGATTTCAAGACCAGTTACGAAACCTCTGTCAAAATCATCTTCGATCTCTTCTGAGCCGATAAGATGATTGATCTCCTCATATGCAAATTTAAACGTCTCTTCCCAGTCCATCTGTTCCCCCTAATGACCCGCCGCCTGCGAACAGACGGCGGGCCTTTTACTAGCGATTCATCAGCTTGCGCTTGATGTCTGGCCCCAATTCAACGACCAGATACACCAAGACGCAGAAGGCGGCGATATCCAGTATCACAAGGAAGATCGTCGCAAAGAAAACAAGCCATTCCATGGGTCACCTCATTGCAAGTCTGATGTACTTTTGCTTATAGCGTTCCGACTTACGCGCCAAACGCTTGTTCCATCCGCCCCAGCCCGCGACGTGACACGCAGCCATGTCCCGGTGTGTGCGAACACCCGCCGCAATGCACCGCTCCATATGAGCGATCCCCGCGTGGATTCCATATTCACATTCCAGCAACCGCTTAGGGTCGTATCCCATCGCGACAGCCGTGCGCGGCATCACCTGAAACACTCCAGATGCGCGGGACTTTTTATTCACGGCTCCGCAATTGAAGTTGCTTTCAATCTTCGCCAGTTTCAGCGCAGTAGCTTTCCATTGTGGCCCCAGTTTCTCAGAGGCGTGCCACGTTATCAGTTCCGCGACTTTCTCTTTGTTTGCGGGAACGACCGCTGCTGTCTGCAACGAACCATAAGGCGAATTCTCCGCCCAGTTGTTTTCACGATCACGGCGGAAGAACTCCGCTGCACTCATGTCGTCCGCTTTCGCAGGGAGAGCCGCCAAGGTGGCGGCAAAGATGAGAGCGTACTTCATGCGTTTCCTTTCTGCTGTGCCTGTTGCTCGCAGGCTCCAAGACTCCGTCACACCATCAACCAGAGAACTATAACGACAATCGCGGCGATGACCAAATTGACCGCGATGAGATCAGTCCAATCATTCATGGATCAATTCCCCGAATTGCCGCGTTAACGTGCAATTGCGCGTCCGCATAAATTCGTCGTCAATGTGGTCAAATTGGCCGCGCCAATAAGTTTCATAAGCGTGGATGCCGTGGTTACCCACCAACCGACGCACGCACCACAGAAACGCCTTAAAATCCTCTTCCAACAGCCAATTCTTCTCTAAATTAAACGGGAAGAAGGCCCATTGGTCCCAAACACTTAATAGATCAGGGTGCTTTATGCGTAATTCTTTCGGCAGCACAACCGCGTGGTACGCCCAAACATCAGATTTCAAAGCCTCTGGCAGCGCATCTTGCCAAATACGCAGGAACTCCGACCCCGGTTCCGCCGCCATTATGGCGTTGGAAAGAGAACTGGGAGACTCTTCTACCAGAAGCAACTTATGGCCAAGCATATCCTTCACGTCGCGGGTGAGCATCATATCGGTGTCAAGATAAACGCCGCCCTGCTCAATTAGGATATTCAAGCGGCAAACGTCCGCTTGATATTGGACGTGCCTAAGCGGCGTGCCCCTAAACTCAGAGGGCACATCAAGCGGAACGATCTCAAATAACCCTTTCACCCGGTCCCAATTCTTGTTGTCCATGGGAGGTTGGTTCGTGTGCATCAAAATGCGATCAAATGGATGCCGCTTCGCCGCAGCCTTCACCGCGAGCATGTTGATGTAAGAAAACGGGCGGGAGTTCTCCCCCGTGATCCAGATGAAATGAGCGACGTTAGGAACCATCAGCGAAACTCCAAGAATTTCTGAATTCCGGCTTCCCCAAACTCAAAAAAATGGAGAATGGACTGGTGGATTCGTTGGGCGGCGTTTCCGTCGCCGTACTTGTTTTTAACGTGGATCAGCTTTTCATATTTGACCTTTTCCGTCAGCAACACTTCCGCTGTTTTGAAGATCAACTCTGGGTCTGATCCCACCATCATTGAAATGCCGCTCTGGATGCCCTCGCGACGCTCAGTCACCTTACGGGCGACCAAAACCGGACGCCGCAATGCCGCAGCCTCCTCCTGAACACCGCCCGAATCAGTGATGATAAACATCGACGCCTTCATCAGCCCGATAAAGTCGTTGTAGTTGAGAGGGTCGATCACCCGTATATTTTTAAACCCGGACAGCTCTTTAGTGACAACCGCGCGCACCGTCGGATTAAAATGAGCGGGCAAAATTGTGAGCGTATTGGGATACGCCTTAGCGATCTCAATGATACCCTTGCAGATATTCTGGATCAGATCGCCCCATGACCCACGTTGGTGCAACGTCACCGTGATGATATTCTTTTTCAGATCATCATCCGTCAGGACGCTTTTAGCCGTGGCCGTGGTGCTGACATACTCCACCTGATCGACAATCGTATTCCCTGTCACTGCGATCTGTTCCCGGCGGATACCTTCCATCAGGAGAGAACCGCAGTTCGCATTAGTCGGAGCAAAATGGAGAGACGCCAGTTGAGCAATCAGCTTACGATTTGCTTCCTCTGGAAAAGGATTTTCCAAATCATAGCTACGCAATCCCGCCTCCACATGCCCGACAGGGATGCGCGCATAGTACGCCGCCATTGCAGCTCCTAGCGCCGTCGTCGTGTCCCCTTGAACCAAAACTAAATCTGGCTTCAAACCACGCCGCAGATGGGCGGACATCGCTTCAAGGATGCCCGCCACACTCTGCGACAGATCAACACTTGGCAGCAACGACAGTTCAGCATCAAATTCGACGCCTAACGATCTAGCCATATCCAACCCATTCAAGCCGTGCTGGCTTGAATAGATGACTTGAACGGCAAAGCCCCCATGGGCTTTCAGGCGGCGAATGACCGGAGCCATCTTAATGATCTCAGGCCGGGTGCCGACGACGATGCTGATGTGTTTCATTTAGCCCTCCGCGACTTCCTGCTTGGGCCACGGAGACAGCTTCGCAGCCATCGCCTTAATGTCGCTTTCCAACTGCGGGTCTTCCGCATACGCGAACTGCGCTGCAAAGGCCGTGTAGTTGATGCGATCAACATGGTTGTCCAACGTCTGCGGACGGACAATCTCTCGCGCCTGCTTAACCGCATCCATGATCTTCACGATGTGGTAGGGCGAGATCGGCGTTTGCAGCGTAATGCTGGCAATCGCAGCGGCGTTCCCAAACAACGTGGCCGGGTCTCCATACTCTTCGCCACGCGCAACCAGAATAGACGTGGCCCTCTTCAATGCTTCCTTATGATCCATAGCTAATCTCCTCTTAGCTACCTACACGAAGTTACGAGAAGCAGGTTTACTCAACTTTTCGGCTTTGTCAACTAATTCGGAAATCGAAGGAGGATATTTAGAGGTCGCTAAGATACCCTCTCTTGGGTCCGCCAATTTCTCCAACACTTCCGTCGGATAGGCCTCCAGCATCTTCGTCGCCATCTTGATGTACATCGTCGGGTTCAGAATTTGATTGAGGTTGTAGCAGGACAGAATCCGCGTCACCGCCTCCTCTGGAGTGATTCGATTCGTTTTCCCACTCTGCTTTCCGCTGTTCGCTTTGGGCGAGTAACTCTGCAAAGGCACTTTGGATTTCCTTCTGCTTGCGTTCTCTGGTCGGCTTCCTGCCGCCAAGGATGGAGGTGATAAAGGGGACTGGATCTAGGGGATTGGCCTCAACGGCCCGCTCAATGGCCTCTAGGGCCTCTTGCTTCTTGCCGCCCGCCAGCTTGAGGCACCGCCCCGCAAACGATCTGGCGGAGTTTTCGATCAGCCCCAACGCCATGAGCATCCCTACGGCCTCGTCCCAGTAAGCCTTATCGTCAAGGCTACGCTTAGAGGGAGGGGGAGGGCTTGCTGCTTCCAAGAAAGCGGAAATAGGGTCTTCGTCCTGAACCGTAGGTTCAGGAGATATGATAGGTTCTATTATATATTCATGCTGGGATTTTTGGGACTGCTTCCGTGGGATTTTTGGGACTGCTTCCGCCTTGCTAGTTTCAATTTTATATACCGTGACAGAACTGGTTCGCCCCGTCTTCTTGCCAGTGTCTGATATAAAGCCAAGCTCCTGTAGGGCGGCTAGGCTCTTAAGGACTGTCTTACGATCCATTGATGTATCGTCGATCAGGCGGTTGACCGACGGATACGCCTCATCGTCCTCATTCGCGTAAGACGACAGCATCAAAAGGATAAATTTGTCCGTGGACCTCTCCAGCTTTTGCTTGGTGGCCCACGCCATAGCTAGGAAACTCACATCAACCTCCATCTACATCTTGCGGAGGTCGGCCCCTTGAGCTACAATATATACAGCTTCGGAACTGACCTACGTGGCTTACGGCGTACAGTCTTTTAAGGAGCGATAGGAAACAGGACAGCGCACTGTTTCCAGAGGTGGTACTTCTTGTAGCTTTCTCCTCAAGCGCAAGAACGGGCGATCTTAGCTGCCTCTGGGCCTCCAGTAGCTCCCCTGCTGGAGGCCCTTTTCATTACGATCCACCGCCATGTGATTCGCGTCAAGAGGGCTTCTTAGCATCCTCAAGCGCCGCGTTTAGCGCGTCTATGTGGTCGGCGGCTTCAGAAGAAATGCCAAGCCAATAGGTCGCATTAAAATCAGAGCCGCTGGTTCCAATAGGATTGCGCAGCCGCTTCACAAGATCACGATTCATTTTTTTTTCTCCAGCGCAGCGCGTTTTGCGTGCTTCTTTCGCAGCGCCTCAACAGTATGGTCCCATTTCAGGGAGTTAGTGTTTTTCATGGCGTCAATTTTATCTGCCAACATATTTTCGTGGTTTTTAAACAAACGTGCCTCCATTGCCACGCAAGCAATCACCTCCCACTCCATGCGAACCTTGTTTGCGTTATCCGCATAGTCACGCAGCCCTGCTGTTAGCGCCATTGTGATGACACCAACGCTAGACGGCTTTTCAGCTACCCAGTGCCATACGATGTTATAAATTTTGGCGTCTTCTTCAGTCATTGTTCCCCTCCAACACTTCATTCAGGAAAGTGTTTAATGCCATGGCATAGTTTGGCACGGGAATCCCGTCCGGGCCGTCCACTACGTCAACATATCGGTCAATGAAGGCCATCGCGGCCATAAGGGCTTCTTCCAGTTCGCCCATGCGGTGCAGCCGCGCCTCCGGTGACATTCTTTCATTCAGATCATTGCTCATATCAAGCTCCTACCTGTTAACCGACTTCATAATGCAGTACGCGTTCCCTTTAACCTCTTTGCCGTTATCGTTGCGAACGATGAGATACCCTCGCCCCGTATCTAAATTAACGACAAGCGTCACATTAGCCTCCGCCCCGATATGGCGAATTATGCCAAAATCGTTGCCATTCTCTTGCCGCCGCTCAGAGAAAGCATCGCGCTGTTTGCCATCGTCAAACGACACAAACCCCTTACTTTGATGAATGGCGTAATAGAATTTCTCCCCGTTATCCAAGGTGCAGTCGCCAGTAGCCCAAGTCTTAGCCTGCACGCCTGAGATGAGACTGAGGGCCGTGATTGTCCCAACTAACATCGAACCAGCCTCCCTAGTTCTCCAAGATGTTCTGGATCTCACTCATCAACGACATCGCGTGATTCGGCTCTAGCTGTCCGTCATCGCCATCAACAACATCGCTATATGTCTCTATAAACTCTAAGGCGATGCTTAAGGCGTATTCCAGATCAGCAATTCGTTGAGCCGCCAACGTCTCATAGGCGACTTCTTTTACCCTGCTCATTTCGTTCTCCTCTTCTTCACTGCCTTATTCGCGGGGCGACCGCGCTTCTTGGCTAGGCTCTTGCCAGCGCCCGTGATCTCTTGCACCTCAATGCCGTAGTACAACTGCGCCGCCTTCTTCCTCAGGCGGTAGGACGGTTCCGCGCGCGTCCCAGATGTTTTCACATCCTCAATGATTTCAACGCCATCACGGTAATACGCAAAGTCCGCCGTGTACGTCGTGAACAGTTGGTCCCTAATGTAGACGGGATAGGCGGGCTGAAGCCTCAAGTCAGTGATTAGCCCAGCCCTCTGTTCCAACTTTAAATGCGCGTACCGTGACATTTCCCCTTTGGAATCAAAAAGGATTTCGTCCATCGTCCGCTCATGTTTAGGAGCGACAGCAAACTTAGACGTTCTCATCAGGAACCTCAGGGAAGAAGTCTTCTGGGCCTAAATCTATGCCATGCTGCTTGGCGGCAACCATCAATTCCAATTGACGACGATGAGGGATCAACCCTCCTGTGCCGCCATATTCCCTGCGGTACGTCCACTTGTAGATCGTCTTCGGAGAGATCCCCAACATCAACGACACGTTGCGAACACCACCGCATTTGTTGATGACGCGAAGCGCAACACTATGCACCTTGACCTCCTTATTTCGACTAACAGTTGACAAGGTACGCCTCTGCTGACATCATGTCAATAGGAGGAGCTAAGATGCAACCGAAACCATGGACAACAACTGACATCGCGCTGGTGCGGAAACTTGCACTGGAAGGCTGTAGCGTCGCCCAAATTATGGAGAAGTTTCCGGGGCGGACGAAGAACTCAATCATTGGAATGATGGACCGCAATGGGATCAAAAACTTCTCAAAGCAAGCAATTGCGATGCAGCAAAGGGCGGTTTCTACCAAAGAAACCTCTAAGACCTCTACCAGACCCAACTTTCGCAGACGTGCTGGCTATGTGTCTCCCTATGAGAAGACAGTCCCTCGCACTCCACAGGGTCAGTTTAAGACAATTATGGAAATTGGCTTTGCTGAGTGCCGTGCTGTGGTGGGTCCTCTAAACGGCGCAATGACACGGTTTTGCAGCAAAACAACCAAACCAGAATCCTCATGGTGCCCAGAGCATTATGAGTTGTTCCACACTAAATATTATTCGGGGAAGAAAAATGACAAAGATTCTAAGAGAAACGCTAAATTTGATTTCAAAAGAAGAAATTAATGTGGTGAATGTGAAGGAGGGGAAGCACATAGTCCTCCGCCTCCAGTACCACGGAGCCATCAAGACTTTCGTGCGGGCCAGAACTCCATCTGACCCGCGATCTGACACTAACTTTTTGGGCGATTTGCGCCGTTGGAAAAGGAATATTGCATGACTGTGCGTGACTTCAACAAGGCAAGAGACGCCTCTGTCCCAGCGGTATTTCTGGCGGCTGAGTATCTCCACGTCCGATATAACTGTAGCATCCTTGTCAATCCGCAGAAGAAGATGCCTGATTCGGGTAATGTTCTGGACCAGCGGGATGATGGGGACATCATCGCCTACTTCCAAAAAGTCGTGGAAGTAAAGGAAAAGCCAGACTACAGGTTCACCAGCGCCGACGATTTTCCTTTTGACACGATCATGGTGTCAAACGTGGAGGCCGCAGATCGCCACCATGTCGATCTTTGGATCATCGTCAGTGGCGACAAGGTCCATGCCGCAGTGATTCGCGGCAAGCACAAACAATACTTCCTCAAGAAGGAGGTCTGGTGCCCGAACACTCATAAGAACGAATGGAAGTACATGTGCCCCATCCAGTATGTGGAGTTCGTAAACCTTAAAAAAGCTGGTTGACTGAAAGTAAAACTAGCTGTAAATTCCAAGCTGCCATAAGGGGAGAACATAATGGCGCTTACAGAGGAGCAGATCGCTGCCCGTAGAGGATGGGTGGGCGGATCAGATACCAACATCATTCTAGGTGGCGACGACGTCAAATTATTGACGCTCTGGGAGGTCAAGCGCGGCTTGCGTGAATCGGAAGACCTCTCCGACGTTCTGGCCGTTCAGATGGGAACCTTTACTGAGCCGTTTAATGCTCAGTGGTTCACCAAGCAGACAGGGCGGCAGATCACCAATCAAGGCGATGAACGGGCTTCCCCAGAGTATCCGTTCATGCACTCCACGCTGGACGGCCTGACCGACGATGGGCAAACCGTCTGGGAGGCCAAGCACGTCGGGGCCTTCTTTAAGGAAGACGAAATCCTTGATCGCTACATGCCCCAACTGCACCACAACATGATCGTGTGCGGGCTGGAGCGGGCTGTCCTGTCTGTGTTCTTCGGGAACAACAAATGGGTCGCTATGGAAGTGAAGAAGGACCCAATCTACTCCGCCATTCTAATCGGGGCGGTGGAGAAGTTCTGGGAAAGCGTGAAGACGGGCGTCCCGCCTGTGGCCGTATCTTTGGCGGCTCCTGTCGAACCCACCCTTAGGATTGACATGACGGGCAACAACGCATGGGCGAACTACGCCCAGCAGTACAAAGACAATATTGCCCAACATAAGCTGTACGAATCAGCCGTACAGAACCTGAAAGAACTTGTGCAGCCGGATGCCGTAGAGGCTTACGGCCACGGTATCTCATTGAAGCGCGACAAGCGCGGTGCCCTTCGGATCAAAGGATAATCCCATGCATATGTCTGAACAGATCGACCAGATTGCCGCCGCCCTCGCCGCTGCGCAGGCGGAGCTTGTTAATCCACCTAAGCTCAAGGTGAACCCGCATTTTAAAAGTTCCTATGTGGACCTGTCTGACGGCCTTGCGGCTGTCCGCAAGACGCTGTCCGCCCATGGGATCTCTTTTGTTCAAGCCACGGACGGCGAGACGGGCGTCATCATCCTCCACACTTGCCTGATGCACTCATCCGGCCAGTGGATCAAATCCACCTATCCTGTGGCCTCTCTGGGCAAGCATCAGGAGATGGGCGGCGCGCTGACCTATGCCCGCCGTTACGCCCTGTTTGCCATGGTCGGCATTGCTGGTGAGGACGACATGGACGGCAACGACGCGGCGGACGCCACGAACGCTGTGAAGCCTGCCCGTCCGGCCAAGCCCACTAAGGAGATGGAACCGGGCCTTCCCCCTGATGAGAGCGAGAAGGTTTACATGGTGATGCTGGAAAGCCTCCAGATGGCCCAGAGCCGCGAGGACCTTGTCCAATGGGCTACGGCTAACCAGAAGGCCAAGGTCCGCCTGACGCCCAAGCATCAGGCTATGATTACGGAAGAGTTTAAGAAGGTCGAAAGCCAGATCAAGGGCCAGTGACCCATGGAGCCGCTTTATGTGAAGAGGAAGGGGGCCGCTCTGGTCCCCTGTTCTCTCTCAGATGAAGAGGCGCTGTTTGAGTTGCCCGAAGGCAAAGAGTTGAAGGTAACGCTCTCTCGCCAACGGAGCAGCCGCCAGCACCGATTCTTCTGGGCGCTTCTACAGAAGGTCTGCACCAACCATGAAACTTACCATAAGCCGGACCAATTGCTTCTGTGGCTAAAGGTCCGCCTTGGGTATGTGGAGCAAGTTCACTTTCACGGCGATCAGTTCTTTTGGACGACCAAGTCCATCAGCTTCAAAGCCATGCCACAGGATGAGTTCCGCAAGTTTTTTGATGCGGCCATGGATTGCATCGTCACGGAGATTATCCCCGGCATGGCGGCGGAGGATTTGATTCACGAGGTTGAGGAGATGCTGGGCTTCTCCTTAAACGACATATGGAAGGAAAAACGAGATGGCGTATGACTTACGGCCAAATTCAGGCTCTATGTTTATTAACAATAAGAAAAAGACTGAAAAAAGCCCTGATCTGACAGGCTCTCTGAAAGTTGGCGAAACAGAATATCTCTTGAGCGGATGGCGGAGAACTGACCGTAACGGGAATGAATGGATTTCCGTTTCTATTACCGAAAAAACTGGGCAGCAGCCTGCCGCCTCGCAGCCTAACTTCTCTTTTAATAAGGCCCCCCGCAATGACGGACCAGACGACTCTATTCCCTTCTGATGAGGATAAGCGTCGGAAACGGGCGCAGAGCCTTGTAGGCACCTCCAAGGGCCGTCCTGCGGACGATTTCTATGCGACACCCAGAAGGGTCATAGAGGCTCTTCTGGAGGTTGAATCGTTCTCCGGCGTGGTCTGGGAGCCTGCCTGCGGCGACGGAGCTATATCCCGCGTCCTGACGGAACAGGGCCTCCCTGTCATTTCCTCAGACCTGTACAACCGGGGATTCGGCGTCTCTGGCGTGGACTTCCTAACACCGAATGACATTGTGGCGGATCACGTTATCACCAATCCGCCATTTCGCTACGCCCAGCAGTTTGCTGAACAGGCCCTAAGCCGCACCAACGGCAAAGTCGCCCTATTTCTCAAGCTGGCCTTCTTGGAGGGAAAGAAGCGGAGCGTCTTTTTGGCTAATTCCCCTCTTAAGAGAGTCTGGGTCTTTTCTGCGCGCCCCAAACTCAGCCGGAATGGGGATGAGGATGCGTATAAGGCCGGGGGTATGATAGCCTTTGCATGGTTCGTCTGGGACCACTCCCATGAGGGAGAACCTACAATAGGGTGGCTGTAATGGCTAACAAAGGGCAGACAACTGGTTCTTTTTTCCGTATGGCGCGGACTCTTGATGAGGCTCTGGAACTAATCAAGCAAAACCGTAATCCGCGTACCGCAGGACACGTCAATCGCAGAAGAAGAACACGAAACAAAAAGAAACTATGGGAAGATGGCGTTTATGAAAACGCTCTTATACAGGACAACCCCAGACGCCAGCCAACTGGCCCAAAAAAGAAAGTGACGCTCCCGTACCTTCAGTTTTTGTCAAAGGACAATCGTGACTGAGAAACGCACCCGCAAGCGCGTCTCCACGACAGCCAGAACCGCCTTCTTCCTTAAAAAGAAGGGCGTCTGCTACCTCTGTGGAGGCCCAGTCAAGCCGGGGGAGGCGTGGGACATAGAACACGTCATTCCGTTCCAGATGGGCGGCGCTGACGATGAATCCAATTGGGAGGTAGCGCACAACAAGTGCCATGCCGCCAAGACTAAAGATGACGTGGGCAACATCGCTAAAGCCAAGAGACGTGAGGCCCGTCATCTGGGGGCAAAGGTTTCGCGTTCCCCCATGCCCTTCGGACGCAAGTCCAAATTCAAGCGAAAAATGGACGGGTCTATCGTCCTAAGGGAGAAATGAGATGACTATCGAACAGCCCGTAATTAACCCGCTGGACCTGCCTCTGAAGCTGGCGGAAGACTTGGTGCCAATCTTGGTCAAGTTTACCGCAGATTTTGACAAGGCAAACGCCGACTTTCTCAAGGTCTTTGAGATCAAGGAGGTCGGCCCTGTCGAAACGACCCTCGCCCTCATGTTCATCATCCACTTCCTGAATTCATCCAGTCTGGAAGACGACATGATCGACAAGACCTTCACGCAAATGCGGGAGATCACCAAGAAGTTCTTGGAGACGTACCAGCCTCTGCAAGCGACTATTGTGAAGACAAAGCCAAATTGAGGTTGATATGACAACGATTGTTCAGAAAGTCCTGTGGCATAAGAAAGCCCGCGCCCGCGAACAGGTGATGATCCTCCGCCTGATCGACAACTACGGGCCCGGTTCCTTCGACGCCACTCTGGAAGAGATAGGCGGGATTGTAGGCATGAAGATGGGCACCCTCTGTGCCAGCCTAAGGTGCGCCCGTGATCTGGGATGGATCACATGGGAACGGCAGTACGGAGACGGAACGCATAATCTGCGCTTCGTCTGCGGGTGCCGTTACACCATTAAGCTCAAGAAGGGCTAGAACTTCGTGGCGGCGATCTTGAGGGCGCGGGCGACAACGTCGTCAGGCACCTTCAAGATTTCCTTTGTCTGCCCATCAATGATTTTTTTGGCGTCCTTGAACCGTTTATCCATCTCAGGGATGCGCCCGCCAGTGTAGCGGCGGATTCTGCCGCCCTTGTTCGACATGAGGTCAGGTTCGCCGCGCTTCTCCGGGTCGAACTTGGCGAACCGGCCACGGAGAGGGTAATCCCCTTTCTCAGTCGTGCGTGGGAATACAATGTAGCACGTCGGGTCTTCGACCCCCTTAGTCTCATTAGGGGATGTGTTAAGGTATTTTACGCCCGCGTAGCCCTTGCTACGAAGATGGTTTTGAAATGACCGGATCGCCCATTTGCGGTCTTGGTCCTCATACGGAACCATATAATAATTATCGACCAAGTGCCTTATGCTGTTGGCTTTAGTCGAACCGTTGTCGATTGGATGGCCCGACAACAATTTCATCACGGACTCTTCAGCCTCATCATCAGACATCCGACGCTGCCGACGAAGCTCTTTCTTAAGCAAATCGCCGCCGCGAACCGCATCCGCTTCATAGGCGTGCGCCAAGATTTCCCGTGCAACAGAACGGTCGTCGGATTCAACCGTATGAGGCGCGCGTTCCGTGCCTTCCTCTAAATACGGCAGAAGTTTTTGCTCTACAGGGAAAAACTTATGGTCCGGCAACGTCCTCAAGGGTTTGACGTTTGCACCAGTGTTGTCTCCACCGCGAGCCGTGAAATACTCCGAACTAGATACGGCTGGGTCTTTCGCGACATGGACACCTAGCCCACGGCTTAAGCTGTATTGGCCGCTGTCCACCTGAAACTCAGGAAAGTCTTTCTGGGTGCCGTGATACACGTCCTGCGTGAACTGCGAGCGATAGTCGTCGCGATCCTCAGAGCCACCCTGATCCAATAGGCCCTGTGCAGCGTCGTCTACAGCGCCGCCACGGGCTTTGTTCATGTCGTCTTCTTCGGGATCAAAGTTCCCATTGTTCCCAATAGCGGACTTGATGTTGTTGGGACGGAAAGCAATGTATGAATCTTCCGCCTCAGGAAACTTTTGTTTGAACTCATCGTCATTGACGCGCGTTGACATCGCGTAATGCCAAAACAAACGCTTTTCGTTTTCTTCAGGATCAGGATGCTGGTTTAGTCCCTCATGGCGGTTTAAATAGACAACGCCATCATATCCAGCTTTCATAATCGCGTTCTGAGCCGCTTTCTGAGCCGCCTCTTCAGAACGATAATCCCCCGTCACCAGCTTGTCGTAGAGTTTCTCATTTATAATACCCATGTCATAAAGCTGGCTAGCGACTCCTTCTGATGAGAAGTCTTTTTCGTCCCTAAGGCGCAAGGGGTTTTGGATATTTAAATGAACGCCATAAGTCTGCCGTCCACCCAAAGGATTGTCTTGGTTTTCCTTGATATTCGCCGCTTGATTAGCCGTGCCAAAATGCGCGCCTAATTCGCTTCTCTTCGTATCAAAGGCGGAGAAACTGCGGTTTGAATTATGAAAGAACCTTTTAGGGGTTCCATCCTCATCTTTCGCAGCGCCCCACTGCTCAAGGTTCTGTAGGCGACGCGGATCGTCATGGGGAATGAAATCTTCAGCCGCCCCACCTTTCGCAAACTTCTTGGTGAACCCGATCTTCGCGCCAAACTGCGGGCGCGCTTGGGGTGCCCGATTATAGTTGGCGTCAAAGTCCAGACGGCCCCCGCCAAAGTTCATGCCCAAGCCGCCCTGAACGCCTACGCTAGGGCCAGCAAAGGTCGCCCCTCCACGGTACTCCGTGCCATCCGCAGCTTTCTGGGACAGCGACAGGGTCTTGGGCGCACGAGCGGCGTTTGCCAGTAAAGCAGCCAGTCGTTCAGCGTCTGATTCTTCGGCCATCACCGACCCTCAAAGATAGGGTTACCCATTTCGGAGGAGCGGATGTGCCGCCCCGGTATTTTGCTGGCGGGATGGACAGGCTTGCTTTTGCCGCCACGGGCCATGGGAGGCGCGGGGTGCTGTGCCCCGGCTTCCAGAAGCTCCTCCACCGCCTGATGGATATGCTCTTCCTTCTTCTTGGGAGAGGTATCCGTGACCAAGCCGCCGTCAGCAAAGCCCGTCGGCGTGTTGGGCTGGGCGGCAAGGACAGAGGCCGTCGTCGGAACGCGCGGAGCGTTCTCCAGCATAAACTGAACGAAGCTGCGGAACCGACCGGGATTCTGCGTGAGCATATCCGTCGCTTCTTTGAAGTCCGCAGGGTTATTAGACGTGAGCTTCTGCGACAGCTTCTGGGCATACCGCTCATTGACACGGGTGGTCGCCCACACGGCGGCGTAGCGCGCAGCGGCCATGGGGGCGTTCACAAGGCTCCAGAGAACCGTGCGGATCTCCTGAGACGCCTGTGGGGTCGTCCTGATGCGCTGGGCTTCCTGCGCGGCCTTGGAGATCAAAGCCTCCGCCCGAACGTACTTTTCAAAGTGCTGCATATTCTGCGGGAGGAGGATGTTCTCCATCGCCTGCCGGATATACGGCGTGCTGAGATACTGCTCCAGCTTGCGCGTGTTGATTCCCCCCGGCGCAGCGCCCGTGCGGGCGCGCGTCAGGATGTCCGCCATCAACCCCTGAGTCGCCAGTTGACGCTCCTCAGGAGACATATACCGGGCCTCGCGGGCGATCTTGGCGGCTTCCGCCGAATTGTTGACGCGGCTCAGAAGGCTCTGGCCGTAGTCCAGAGCGTTCTTTTCATCCGAAAACGCAGCGTATTTGCTGCGAGCTTCTGCGTAGGCCCGGTTGTAGAACGGGCTTTGCGGGTCAGTCACCGCATCAATGATGGTCTTGCGATTGTTCGCCAACTGGCGCGCCGAACCGCCCTGAGGCGTAAACTCAGCACCAAACCGACCCTGAATCACGCCATTCATATTGCGCTGCAAAGCATCCAAATACGGGATGTCCACGCGGTTCTTGAACGCCACACGCAACTCAGGGAGGCCCGTCTGCGGGTCAATCTTCGGCTCCCACTGCCCCGTTTTGGGGTTCATCTTCATAACTGGGCGGAAGGGAGACTGGAAGTTGACAGGAGAGACGCCCCTAAGAGCCATCTCATCCTTAATTTCTTTTTCAGTCGCCTGAACGGCCTGCCGGAACGACGGGGACCGAAGCCACATATCCCAATTTGGGTTCCATGAGCCGGAGCCATTACCGGGGGTCAGCGCAGACGCATAACGCTGATTGGACATTTGTTTGCCCAGATCAACCGCGTCTTGGCGGATGTCAGCGATATTGCGATCCGTGCCACGGAGCGTGTTATTGACGAAATCCTCAAAGCGCGTGCCCTGATCTTGCAGGCGCTGCGCCATGTGGACCTGATATGCGCGAGCCGCCTCAGGGTTCGTTTCCAAAATCTTCTGATACTCACGGCGGAAGTTCTCGCCGTACAGATCAGAGACGTTGACGGGCTGGCCCGCTTGCATCCTGCGAATAGCTTCTTGAGGGTCTAACCGCACGTCGCCAGCAGCCACGTCGCGCTGGGCGGCTCTGCCCAGCACATTCCATTGCTGCTCATCCGTGCGTCCAAGGGCCTTAACAGGCTCTGGAACTATTTTTTTGAGGAGGGCGCTTCCCGCCATGCCTGCGCCAGAGAGCCCAGCACCCAGCGCCGCGCCCGTTGCCGCCGACTCCAGTATGCCTTCTTTCTGAGATTCGGGGGCCGTTCCAAAGAGCTTTTCGCCCGCAGCAGTCGCAGCACCATAGCCAGCGCCCTCCGCCCCATAGCCCGCGATCTTGGCGGCTGCTTGCCCCGTCGCTCCCGCACCGCGCGCAGCGGCAAGAGCTTCAGCCCCTTTGGCGAGCTTCCCAGCGGGGAGTACGAACGCACCAGCCACCTGACCCGCAAGGCCATAGCCCGGATAGATTTCTTTATAGGCGCGCTTCATCGCTTCATCTTCAGCGGACAACTGCTCATAGCGTTCGCTGAAGTTTTTGCCTTCTCCCTGCCCAAGTGCGGCGGACGCACCGCGCACACCCGCCTGAAGCGCGGGACCGACGAACGGTAAATCTCCAACGCCAGAGAGGAAAGCGCCCGTTCTGCCGCCAGATATGCCTTTTCCACCTTCTACAATTTCTTTAGCCTTGGGCATCAAGCCCTGAATTTTTTGCTCATAAGCCTCTTCAGCGGCTGCGGCCTGCCGCTGCGCAGGGGTCTTCGACTTGTCCTCGCCAAAAAACAAGTTCTCATAGTCCGTGGCCTTAGGAGCTTCCGCAGGCGCAGATGTAGGCGCAGCCCCTTCCTTCTTCGGGGCGGAGCCGCCGAAGAACAGTTGCTCATAATCTCTGTTCTCAGCCATGGCTCACGACCCAAAGTAGCGGGACAGATTAGTAACGCCTTTTTGCTTTCTAACGATCTCATTGAATTGCTCTGGCGTCAGCTGACCGCTCTGGAGCAATGTGATGAGATTCTGCGGCTTGCCGTCAACAACCTTCGTGCGCTTCAGCAGGTCTTGGATAATCTCCTTGTCCCTGAGATACGCATTGGACGGATTGGTCGCACGGAACACGTCTTCCGCGTTCGCGCCCGCATAGTTGGAATACTGACCGTACAGGCTATAGACTTGCGCCCTGTCCTGCGTGCGACGGTTTGCCACAATCAGGTCCGCCGTAAGTGAATTGGCGGAATCCTTCGTCATGCCCGCGCTAGGATAAGCCTGAGACAACGTCTGCAACCAGAATCCTGCCTCACGACCCAGACCACGCTGCCGCTCCTGCGTCGAAAGGACCTTCAGCTTATCAAGGATTTCTTTGGAGCTAAGGTTGTCGCTGGTCGCCCCAAGGCTTTGCCCAAACGCGCCCGCAAACGTGTTGAGATAGTTTGCGACGTTATACCGGAGATCCGCCGCCGCGCCCGCAGTCAGCGGGCCTGAAGTCGGGATTCCCGTGACAGACTTAGCAAGCGCCTTGAGGTCAGTGTACGCATCCGTGGCGGCACGACCCGCCGACTGGGCTTGGCCGTTGGCTTCCGCAAAGTCCTTCTTCAGTTGCTCGCCGCTCGTGCCCCAAGCCTTCTGGCCGATTTCTTCGCCCATAGACTTCATAATGCGGAGCTTTTCTTCCGGGTTTTCGTTGCCCGAAAGAGAAGAGAAGTCGAAGACCTGACGAACCGCCTCAGGCTTGTCAGAGGGCCCAGTTGGAGCTTCAGGAGGACGCGCGCCGCCCGTAGTCGTTTTCCCATCGCCGCCCACAACAGTCGCAGCGCCAGCCTGCGGCATACGCGGAACTTCGATTTTGACGCCGCCGCCCTCTTCGGGGGTAAACCGGGCGTATCCACCGGGACCAGCCACAAATTGTTTGCTGACGGCTTCCTGCTCCGCCAGTTTTGCCTGTGCGCGCGAACGCTCCGCCTCAGACTGCGTGGAGGCGGCTTTCTGCTGGAGGCCCTGCGCTTCCAAGAGCGTCTTGGCATAGGTGTCTGCGGCGGCGGCAAGACCGACGCCGGGACGGCCCGGAGTCCCCGCGAATTTAAGTGACGCCTGCATCCACGCGAGACGCTGTTCCGGCGTCATTTCAAT